ATAAGATATTACTAGTATCACTACTATATAACCCCTAGTAATATAGTATATATCTATTATAATGTATAAGTATATTGTTCTATATCAATAGGTTACCTGTGTATACATACAGTAGTTGGTATGGTTTACTGTCTATTTTCCCTAGATATTCCCTAGAATACGTACTAGACCACTAATAGAAGCGTTTTCTATGCGCCATGCATACCTATAACCCTACGTATTAGTCAACTATTATAGCTGTAAGGTTCGTGTAAGGTTTATGATTTACATTTCAGTCATCGGTTCAGCAGTGTTGTTTAAATACCACACGCTAAGTTGTAAGGTTCACGTAAGAAATGTAGGTTACATTAGACGCATCGACCAAGTAGTTGTTACATAAAAACAACACTACTAGTTGTAAGTTTCATGTAAGGTTAGTAGGTTAGAATGCAAGCAAGGGTTAAATGATCGAGTTTGACCTAGTGACTGTAAGTTTCGTGTAAGTATTGCATGTTACTATCGGGGCACTGAATAAGGGAATACGTACCCCTAACAAAACGTGTGCGAAGGCTTTGACTATGGTAAGACAATATCCATACGAGTTCGCTAGGTCAACGGTAGTTGGAATACTATCAGGTAAAACCCTTATGGCATAGGGGATATGTTACCAAGAAAATCCAAGGGTTTTCTATAGCATTACTAGTATTAGTGTGCTATAACCAAGCCCTAGTAAATCAAATCAAACTGTTAAGGAATTAAAAATGTCATACGAATCACAATTACGTGCAGCTCTTAGCGAATCAAAAGATGCCAAGGATGCATCACGTACAGCCGGAGAAGGTATCTGGGCAAATTATGTCAGAACAACATGCTTCCCTAATACCCCTACTAATGTAGAAGAATTTAACGCAAAGCATAAGCAAGTAGTAGACAATCTAGATTCTATACGGGAGTTAACCAAGGAAGAAAAGAATAGTTTGCGCTCTGCAAAATCTGTAATCGGGAAAGCCATTACTAGTAACGTTGACGTGTGGAAACGTGATGAATCCGCATGGATTGTGATAGAAGACGGAAATCCAATGCCCAAGGGTAAATCAGAATTGAATGAAACCAAATCTGATTATGATCGTATGGTTAGCTTTATCGAGCAAGCCCAAAAGAAATACGACAGCGATACACTGGAAGCATTCACCGTGGAACAAATGTCAACCCTTGCAGATATGTATGCGGCACTGGCTCACCGTATGGTGGAAGACTACCAAGCAGCACGTAACAACTAAGCACAAATGCCCCTAGAGATAGGGGCGTTACTAGTAACACATTAGGAATATAAAATGTCACATGTATATACAGGATTCACATTAGTTCTCGCAACTCTAGCACTGGCAACTAGCCTCAACATTATGATACCTGAGGGTAACTGGCTATCATTACTAGTAATCATTGTATCAACTGCTACAATTGTTACAGCACTACGTAACTTAAAAGGACGCTAATATGTCATACGTATTTCACACTGACCCTAGTCATGGATGGTTAGAAGTAGACAAGGACGAACTATCTCTATTAAATATCGCTGATAAAATTAGCAGCTATAGTTACAAGTTAGGGAATAAAGTATTCTTAGAAGAAGATTGTGACGCAGGACTATTCATTAATGCCCTAGAAAATAAGGGTATTAAATTCACATACACTATAATCAATAGTAATACTGATAGTATTGTACGTACATATAAACGTTACTAGTAACAAGGTGAATAACATGAGTATACAAGATGTCGCAAATGCATTCGTTAGCGGTCAACGTGGTGCATCACATAACAGTACTACGGATGGACAAAGCTACTGGTTACACGGTAACAAGATAGCGGAGAAGGGCACGGGAGGGTCTGTCATCATCAATTGGTGTGGCTGGTATAGTGCAACCACAGCTAATCACCTGAATCATATTGCAGTGGCATGTAAGGTAGGGCACAGATTTTCTCGGAAGATAGCACGAGATAACCACAGTAGCACGGAGATATTACATAATGGACTTACTTAATAAAATAGTATTACTAGTAATAGTAGCATATCTAGCATGGTTTACATGGGATGTATGGTATGGAGAATAGAGTAGTAACCTTTAAAAACATGCACGAAGTAGTTAAAAAAATGGAGGAAATTGACGAATTCTTTAACAAGGATATTAGTGACGAAGCAGTGGAAAACTGGCTAGATAGCGAATATCATCGCATATTCGTTACTTATGTGTACCCTGACGTATCAAAGGTGATGTAATGTATAAAGTATATAACCATAATGGTACGTTTTTAGGTGAGTTTCTAACACTTAAAGCAGCAGTAGCAGAAGCAAAATACTATAAAGAACAGACAGGTAATGTTGCCTATGTAGATATGCCAGACTAAGGAGTTATAATGAATTACTTAGACGTAGTTAATTTTGAAACTTATGTTGCGGGATGCTCTAAAAATAGTGGTGTAAATGTATTGTGGGATACACCAGACAGCACACCCCGAACTGATGGTAAGACTATGTGGTTGCCACTAATTACTAGCACTAGTAGTAGTGAGTGGTTAACACGTATGCGGTATTTTGTAAAACACGAGACAAGCCATATTGTATACAGTGACTTTAGTATTTTGCATAAGTATAGGCCAGTGGGATTACTTGCACTCATTAATAATGTATTAGAAGATCACCGTGTAGACTACACTAATGATAGTGTGTATGCCGGAGATACTATTACTAGTAACAAGTTTTGGATACTGTATACTGACGATATTGTTAAGCGCACCATTTCTAAGGACAAGGAACTAGTTAAACAGCAAGCACTTACACTGCCATTATTTGTGTGGGATGCCACACTTAGAACATGGATTGACAATGCACGAGAGACACGAGACACACTTGCAGTATTGCTAGATGATGATGGCATTGTACGTATGCACAAGTTAGAAGCATTCACAGATGAACTACTGGCACTACGTGCAGATACTAGTGCAGATGTAGGTGAGAAGGTGATGGACTTAGCTAAACGTATCTTAGCTGCACTGTATGACGAAGACCCTGAGAAGTACACAGAGAAGGAAGGTGCAAAGGGTAAGGCAGGTAAGGGTAAGGGTAAAGGTGATGGGGAAAGCGAGAGTGATAGTGCAGATAGGTTACTAACCGTTAAGAAACTAATGGAAGATATTGGGCACGACCATAAGCCTAGCCGCACAGGTATTCACTTAGAGATGGAAGCACCTAGCCGTGATGCGTACACTATCCCTAGACCTAGTGACTATGTGGTAGTACGTTTTCCAATGTTACACAAGGAAGTTAAGCGCACACCTAGTTCACACTTTAGAGCACACGTAGTAAATAACTATGTTACTAGTAATGCTACTCAACTAGCTAACAAGTTACGTATGAAGTTACAAGCACGCAGCAGGGACAGGTATGAGTATGGCTTAAAGAAGGGTAAGCTACACACAGGTAGTCTACATAAGTTAGTCACTGGAGATGGCGAACAATCCACACGAGTATTTCGTAAGCGTATTGTAAGTGATACACTGGATACTGTAGTATCTTTACTGGTAGACTGTAGTGGTAGCATGTCGGGTAACAAGTTTGAGATGGCATGTGCAGGTGCAGGGGCTATGGCAGCAGCACTAACCCCACTAAATATTAAGTTTAGTATCTATGGGTTTACTAACACTGACGGTAGAGATGACCCTATTATATGGGTGTTCAATGACTTTGGTGAGAGGGTTAATCAGACAGAGTTAGTTAGTAGGTTTGCAATTGCAAGCGGTAGTCTATGGGAAAACACAGACGGAGATGCACTAGCATATGTAGCGCACCAATTAAAGATGCGTAAGGAACAGCGTAAAGTATTACTAGTATTGTCTGACGGTAGTCCGGCAGGTAGACGTATGGCAGGTGATATTTCAGCTTATACTAAGCAGGTAATTGGTAACATAGAGAGTAGTGGTATAGACATACATGGTATTGGTATTTGTGATAGTAACGTGTCTCATTACTATACTAACCACGAAGTAGTAGATGACATAAAAAGTTTAGCACCAGCGATTCTTTCAACATTAGATCGGAGTATGTAACATGGCAGAGATGAACGACAAAGTAGCTAAGGCATTAGCAGCACACTTAGGTAAATTACCAGCAACTAGTGCACCTATTGCACCCGTAGCACCAGTAGTAGCACACGAGGTAGTAGTAGGGACAGGTCAGACACTGTACAGCACCGTGTTTGGGTACAAGCCTAAGTTTGGTGACTTTGCAGTAACTGTATTGCCACCTAATTCTGATGCAGATATTAATCGGTTGATTCCTATTGCCGACACTGACTATGTAGTGCAGCAAGAAGAAGCAGCATTACTAGTAGCAGGTATTGAGGATGGTGATAAGAGTTTGATTACAGGGCCAACAGGTAGTGGTAAATCATCGCTCATTAAGTATGTGTGTGCAAAACTTAATCGCCCATTCATTCGTATCAACATGTCAGGTGACGTAGAGAGTGCAGCACTATTCGGTACGCTAACAGCAGGTGGTGGCTCTACTAAGTGGCAAGATGGGGCTATCACAGAAGCATGTAAGTATGGTGCAGTGTGCTTAGTAGATGAGTGGGAACTAATGCCGCCAGAGATTGCAATGGGATTGCAGAATCTGTTAGAAGATGGTGGTAGTTTGTATCTCAAGGAAAAGCCCGGTACTAGTGCTGACCGTACAATTATCCCTAATGCACAGTTTAGACTAGTGTTTGCGGGTAACACAGTTGGACAAGGCGACACTACAGGGGCTTTCTCAGGTGTTGGTGTGCAGAACACCGCTACCATTGACCGTTTCACTAACACTGTACGCCTAGACTACCTCTCACCTAAGCATGAGGTTAACATTATTCGGGGTAAGAGTAATGTAACAGAGAGTTGTGCAGCTATGATGGTGCGACTTGCAGGGTTAGTACGTAATGCGTATAGTGATGGTAAAGTAGGACTAACAATGTCACCACGTACACTGATTAACTGGGCACGTAAGTGTCATCGCTACGATACTAAGTATGCGCTCACAGTTGCATTCGTTGAGAAACTTACACCTAATGACGCTCGGTCAGTAATGGAATTCTACACCAAGGTGTTCGGTGATTGATGTTACTAGTAACACAGATGGCAGACTCACGAGGGTCTGTCATCACTAACACTATTTTAATTGGAGATTTATATGGCAGATATTTCAAAGTGTGAAGGGCACGGTTGCCCTATTCGTACAGAGTGTTATAGGCATACTGCACAGTCTTCTGAGCATTGGCAAGCCTATTTGATACACATCCCATACGACCATGCAACAAAAGAATGTGAAATGTTCTGGGATAATGTTGAGTATACTAAACAAAACAACAAGGAGTAAGTAATGGCTACTGCATACGGACGTGATGCGCTATCAGAAATTACTAGTAACTATCCTGACTACGAAGACTTAGACGAAGGTAAAACTGTAAAGGTAGATCACAGCACGTGTACAGCAGGGATTGATAAACGTAAACGCTTTGGCCTTAAACGTGTAGATGATGCCTACTTATATCATTGTTTTAATTGTGGAGATAGCGGATACTTTAGACCAAGAGAAACGTTAAGCCGCATGTCACTTATGACAGGTATAGATACTAAGCGAGTGTCTAAAGAAGATTGCATTAAACAATACTATAATGCAGAAGCAAACTATAACAATTTTGACATTAGAGGTCAGTTGTGGTTAGGTCAGTATGGATTTGATTATGATTTGTGTATCAAGTACGGCATTAAGGAAACAAGTACAGGTATCATTTTGCCGATACATTCTGCTACAGGGTTAGTACAAGACTACCAAGTACGTAGGTATTCACTATTGCCAAAGTATATAACGCACAGAACTAATAAGAATGCACAAGTGCTAAATGGTTGGAGTACAAAACCAGTAGTAGTAGTTGAGGACTTACTTAGCAGCTATAAACTACACAGTGTTGGTTTTACTACCATATGTTTAATGGGTACATCGTTCTCTAAAACAACACTAGTGGAGACAGGGCTTGACAGAACACAGAGAGTTGTGTTATGGTTAGATGATGACGCAGCAGGACACGCAGGTGCAGCTAAGTTATACAGAGAGCTATCACCTATGTTTCTTAATAGTATTACTAGTATTAACACGCAACAGCCAAAAGAAATAGATATTAACGACTTACTAACATTGGATTTATAAATGTCATACGATATTGATTTACTACATGTAGTTAGAGATAAAACTACATACAACAGGTTTAAAGACCATGTAAAGAAATACAATGTATCTTCTATTACCTTAGACATATTCAACACACTAGGTGAGTACTGGGATAACTACCCAATGCGCTTAGAGGTTGACTATGATGAGTTTAGAACATTCTATTTCATTGTGCGAGGGAAAAAGATTAAGGATGCATCACTATACGAGATGGCATTTGATAACCTTAAAGATAGTGAGACTGCACCAGTTAAGCCTATTGTTAAGGATATTCTAGCCAAGCTAATTGAGACAGACTACGCTACACGTATCTATGATGTGTGTGTTAAGATAGGTACTGGGTCAGGTGGTGAACTAACTTCCATTGAGCCACTACTATCAGACTATAAGAAAGAAATTGGTGCAAGTGTAGATAAGAGTGATGTGTTTGTTAGCCCTAGCCTTACCTACTTAACACGTGAAGTTGCATCAGGTGGTCTCAATTGGCGACTACCTGAGTTGAATGTAGCACTAGGCCCACTACGTAAGGGCGACTTCATTATCATCGCAGCACGACCAGAGACAGGTAAGACAACATTCACAGCTAGTGAAGCTAGTTACATGATGCCACAGTTACCGTCAGACGAGCATGTAATTTGGATTAACAACGAGGAAGCAAGTAACAAGGTAATGATGCGTGTGATACAGGCATATCATGGCATTACAACAGGGGCACTAGTAGCAGATGCAGCTAGGTACGAGAAAGAGTTTACTAGTAACGGTGGTGATAGGTTTTTAGTACTGGATGACGATAGCGGCATTAAGGGAGTCAATAAAATTAGTACGCTATTCGCAGAGTTTAAGCCCGGACTAATTATCTTTGACCAGTTAGACAAGGTGCATGGATTCGCTAATGAATCACGAGATGACTTACGTATTGGTAAACTGTATGAGTGGGCACGAGACATTGCAAAAGAGTATTGCCCAGTGATTGCTATCTCACAGGTTGATGGCACAGGTGAAGGTGAGAAATGGATTCAGATGAATCAGTTACGAGGTAGTAAGACAGACAAGATTGGTGAAGCTGATGCGATTATCACAATCGGCAAGAGTAATGAACCCGCTATGGACTTACAGCGATTCATTCACGTACCCAAGAATAAACTATTTGGTGGAAAGGATTCTCTTGAGGCGCATAGACATGGGTGTTTTGAAGTAGAAATTGAACCAGCAAAAGCGAGGTATAAATCAAAATGGAAAGTAAAGTAAACCACACATTACGTGTAGGAGATGTGTTCACGGAAGAAGATGGTTGGGGTAAGATGTGTATGAGAATAAGTCTTTGTGCTGATGTAGGTTTTTTTGCACATGTATCTACTGACACACTGACGGCTGCTATAGACACATCTAAGCCGATGAAAGAACTGACTATTGGGAAGCATTGGGAATTTCTATTCAATGTATGTG